ATGCCCTTCTGGAATTTCAACTGCTATACCTGTTCCATATTCTACATACAATCCATCTTCAGATATCGAGCATGTCGTAGCTACTAAATCCAATCCGGCATCGCCTGGCTTTGCATAGCTAGGTATTACTGCATCACGATGCAATCGTTTAATCTTGAGTTTCATATTTTTCTATAATTTTAGTAATTGCGTCCATAGAAGTATTGCCTCCGACCATTCGATCGACTTCTTTACCATCTTTAATAAAAACAAACGTAGGTATTGATCGTATACTATACAATGAAGTTCTAGTATCTGAATCGACATCAATATACGCTACATTGATTCTGTCGCCCATTGATTTGACCAATTTTTCAAATTTAGGTTTGATTTGTACACATGGTCCACACCACGTTGCACTGAAGTACAATATATTCATAAGTTTAATTTGATAAGGTTAATATATGAAAAATAATTAATATAACAAAAACAATTTGTAAATTAATTCTCCTAACTCTCGAGCGTCAGCAGTTTTAATTCGACCTCGGCGATTTTTAATTTTTCCTTCATAGTAATCGTCATCGACAATCCAGAAGTCTATTTTGATGTAAGACATACATTTAATATGAAACTACTTTGGAATAACTTACAATTTCAACAGGTCGTACAATTATTTCATTCCATAAATAAGTAGACTTGTCTGAATCCGAGCATAAATTTACTGAATTGCATAAGTTCGGTTCACCTTCAGGATGACCTAAACGATACATGTTAGCTGCACGATCACCAGTGTCTGTAACAATCGATTTTACATCTGATTTAAACGCTGCTATTAATTTACCACGAATCTTAACTAAATAATTGGACTCAGGTCGAAAAAATTTCTTATACTGTTTAGTAAAAGTAGATATAGCATACGTGCCTCCATTGTCAATGGAATCTTGCAAATTTTTCAAACCTTGTTCGCTGGTCCAATGTAAAGTAGTAACTATATGATTGGTAGTATCGTATACGTCATCTGTAAATTCTTCATCTAGTAATACAAACGGTTCTAAATCTCCGCGAGAATAGAAAAATGCAATTCGTATTTCATTGATAAATAATTCTCCATCATCTTCTCGAAAATACTCTTTGAATTCATTTCGCAGCTGCCATACTCTATGATTTACAAAATCTTCAATGAAGTTTAATACATTTTTCTGAGTAAGTAAATCATATCGTTGCGTTTCAACATACAACTGATACTTGAACCATCTATGAACTAAAGCTACCAACTTGTTATTTGCATCTATTTTTCCGCCTCGAGTATCATAGCCTTGCTTTTGTAATTCAATAAACTGTTTAGCTACTTGCTCCCATTCAGGAATAGTTGCAAATGCATCGATAGGGTGATAATATCCTCGAACTTCAAATTTCATTCTTTTCTTTCAAATAAATATCTTGAAGTTGTGAATTTCCTTTTTGATGCAATGGCTCGTATGGACAATGTCGGCAACCAGACCCACAGCAAGTACCTCGTTGTATATGATGTTGCTCGGTCATTACATACCGACCATTTTCTATATAATACAAGCTTGACTTGCTGCGAGCTAGTTCCTGTACATACTGTTGAAATATCCAGTCTTTCGAATCTATCATACGATTACACATCCATCTGCGCCGCAAGCAATTTCTCCAGTTAAATCTGTATTGTCTGTCACTTCACGAATTTGCGTTAAATCAATATTATGAAGATGTGCTATCATGGTTTCATACGTTTCTTTAGTGCAATCTTCAAAAGGAGCTTGCACATACGTTCCTCCATCATATGGAAGTACAGAAAGTCCATTGTAGAATTTTTTATTGTTCCACATCCATTCACCTACCTGTTCCCATTCATCTGATTTAATAGATACTGTAGCTGATATGTTGTGCGTGTTTTGACCTGATCTATGTCCGGTCTTTATCCAATCTCTGTTGAAGTGCTTTACTCGCTCTAATAGATCTAATGCAGATTCCGTACGAAAAATAGAACCTTCCGGAGCTTTTTGTGGCACGGAAATAACGGCAGTGTCGTGCGGGCGAAAATATTCATCTTCAATGAGCTCAGGATGATTTGCTAGCAAGTAGCTGTATATTGATTCATTTTTTCCGACACGAATTCTGCGAACATAGTAATCATTGTGCCATGCATGAATACCTGATGAAGTACCTAATACCAAAGAAGACGTGCCTGAAGGTTTAATAGTAGTGCAACGAGCTGACTTATTGATATTGATAAGTTTTGCTATTCTTTCATTTTCAATTTTAGCGATATCTGCAGCTTGCTTTAAATCAAATTTTGCTGCAGCGCCTGACCCAATTCCTGTCATACCGACTCCAATCAAAGCGTCTTTTTCAGTGGTTCTTTTCCAAATCGGGCGTAGATAGTGAAAGTCTGTATAGCCGGCTTGAAGCGTGCCAATAAACGCAGCTGCCTTAACTCGTAAGTTTAAATCTTCTTGCGATTCAATATCTGATACATTTACTTCACACAAGTTGCAGAACTGAAAGGGTCTAAGTGCAATCTCGCAGCATGGATTGGTTCCCCAATCTTTATCGTTTGAAAGATAAATGCCAGGCTCTCCTGCTCCAGAAGCTTCAATCTTTTTCCACAATCCTAAAAAGAATTCTTTGGTTATTTTATTTCTTAATAGAACAGCTGAATTATTTGCTCGCCCACGTTGCGGGTTTTGTTCCCACCATGGACCTGATTTACAGGCAATCATATCATCGTCGTCTGCACTGAACAGTGAAATAAGAGCTGCTCTACGTATACCTCCGGCAAGTACTGCATCTGCTATATGACATACAATATCATGCACTTCAATTGGACTAAGTTTGTCGTTATCTCGTTTAGTTTCTAAAATTCCTTGAACTTTTACCAAACATTCTCGTAACGGGCCTGGACCTGGGGCTTTACCACCAGAAGTAATTAGTTGCGCCCCTTTTGGGCGAATATCAGAAAAATCAAAGTTAATTGTAGACCCGCCTTGAAAATACGATTTCATTAACATTTTAATAGCATCGGCCCAACCTTCAATGGAATCGGCTACTAGATATCTCCTAAATTTATTAGGACTAGGTTTTCGTATTTCAGGTAATTTTTCTACATGATGCTTTTGCACTGAATAACCTACTCCGGTACCACCTAGTAATAGAAACATAACTTCACCAAAGGCTCTCCAATCGTCGATAGGTAAATACGCGCAATTGTAAATTCTGTTAGGTGAAATTTCTATAGGTTTGCCTCCGAATTGTAAACTACGCATCGACGGTAGAATTTTCTTGCTATACACATACTCATATACCGATTCAATTTCATCTGATAGATGAGGGTATTTTTTAAGATGCATGTTTTTGTTGCGAGACACTAGTTCCTGCCAACTTTCTCTTCGTTGTAACTCTGGTACATACCGTGCATACTTCATGTAGACGGTAATGTCAGAGAGTAATCTGTTTGAAATTTCCATAAAAATTTTTTTAAATGTTAACTATATATCCTTTCGGATTAATAAATATTCGCTACCCAAAAGTATTGCCCTGTATTTCTTTGTATTTCTGAGATAAAGATTTCTTTAAAAGATCTTCACCTGATTGCATGGTAGCTTTGGTATCTTTACCATCTGCAGACGTTTCTTCATATATATGAATTTGACCGTTCGACATGTTCATTTTCGACGGAAGAGTAAGTCCATCAGGGCCGAATCGATTTTTAATAATATGCCATCGACCCGTACCTGCTATTTTATCAGTAACTTTTCTAGATAGCGATAATACGAAATCTGCAATCATAATCTTTGAATACGATTCAGAAATTTTATCTGCTTCAATTACATCCATTTCCAGCGCCGACCTATTGGCTTGCGAAGCTGTATATAACGGAACTTCATACTCGCCAGCTATACCACGTAAGTCTTCATATATCGATTCTAACTCATGCCTCATTTCACGCTTTGATACTGAACCTCGTAACAAGTCAGCATAGTCAACGATTACCAGATCTGGCTTTTTACCTATTAAAATCATTTTTTCAATATGAGCTCGCAAGGTTGAGCATGATGCAGTTTTCGTTGGATAGTATTTAATTACTAAATTACCTTTAAGTTTAGATACAGCCGCTTCAACGTCTTCAAGATTATACTTTAAATTTTGATTGGCAATACCAGTTAATACAGCATCGTAACGCTGACCTACATACCCTTCATTAAGTTCCAATGTATAATGAACTACATTTAGTCCTTGCTTTACTGCATGAGACCCGACATTGATGAGTCCCCAACTTTTTCCTATGCCAGCGGGGGCGACAAATACAACTAACTCTCCTTTTCCAAATCCTCCATCAGATAAATCATTAATAACTGGCCATGGAGTTGCAATAGTCGATCGAATATTATCTTGATATCGAGCTTGCACGGAATCGTTGTATTCATGTCCTACTTCCTTATCAGCTCCAGCTTTCATAGCCATATCAATAGCAGCTTTAATCGCATCATACTGACCTTTATTTAGTAAATCGACTGACTCTAATATGGCTCGCTTAATACATTGATTTTTACAAAAGTCTAAAGTTTCTTCCTTGATGAAATCTAAATCTTCAGATTCTAAATATCGAAACGCATCTTTAAGCATTTCAATAATTGACGATTTAAGTACATCGCCGGATACATCTTGCACTTTAATTTTGAATACATCAAGTGTTGGACTTGTTTTATATTCGTAAAAATACTTGATTATCGTTTCAACTATCCATTGATTAGCTTCAGACTCGAAAAATTCAGGAAGAAGAATATCTGAAACTTGTTGAGTAAATGCTTTATCTGTAAGAAGTGCTGATATTACTTTAACTTGAAAACTATGTCCGAAATTTGATAATTTATCTGCCATCTACACTTCATTTAATTTTGTTCTATATTATATGAAAAATTTTTCAGTAATCAAATTATTGATCTGAAAATGCAGCTAATGCATTGAAAGTATTAGCTAGCCAGGTGTCGACATTAGGTATAACTGTATACAATTTATCTTGCATGAACATTTTCTTAAAAGTAAATGTATTCAATTTAGGTACTGTATGATCTGCTATATCAGCAATTAACCTCTTGTAATTTGCTGCAATGTCTAAGTCTTCAAGCGACATTAATTTCCAGTTAAGCTCGAGTGTATCTCGATTATCGACTATAGTTTTATAAATTTTATGCTCGTCTATACGTGCTGAACTATACTCTAATACTTCTTCGAGACTTACCGTATTCATACCGAAAATCAACGGTAATTTAGCTTGCAAGGTCTTAATTCCAACCCCTTTAATTCCTTTAATGTTATCTGAATTATCACCCATGAAAATTTTATAATGAATGAAGTTATGTGCAGGCACTGTAAATTTTTCTGCAACTTCAGTCGGAGTATAAAATTTCTTTTCTACTGGTCTCCATACAGACACTTTTTCATCGATTAATTGTATGAAGTCTCGATCATCTGACATGATAATTACTTCACTGTTTATTGGGCGAAATACTTCAGTAGTTAAATAAGCTATTGAATCGTCTGCTTCTATGTTATCAATAGACATTACTGTAATTGGTAGGCATTCTAAATATTCAGAAAGCTTTCCCATTTGCTTTTTCATTGATTCCAGTTCCTCTTCAACAGTTAAATATCCGACATCTTCTCGTCGCTTGAATCGAGTCGACATCGATCGACCTTCCTTGTATCCAGAATGCATTTTTTTGCGACGAGCAGACCCTCCTTTTCCATCGAAAACTATAATACATCTAGTAGGTTTGAATTGGCGAATTACTGCACCAATGCTACGAAGAAAGCCTATATATCCTGCACAATGCTCTCCGTCATCATTTACAATTGGCATCGCTGAAAATACACGGATAAAAGAGTTTAGGCCGTCAACAATTAAAACTTTGTCGTTTTTGTTCAGACCTAAACTCTTCGCCTCGTGTTCTTCGCGAACTTGCCGTAACAGTTCAGCGTATCCTTTCATTACGATTCTTCACCTTCAAAGTCAGTTGTAATTTCAATGTCATCGACGCCAAAATCTTCACCGGCCTTGTAATTTAAAATGTATTTATCGCAAATTGACTGATACACTCGATTTTTTATTTCTGGATTATCTATTAGTTTCTCTCGAAAGTCTTTGGACTGAAATTTGATAATTTCTCCAGTTTCAGTGTCGGTATATGTATACCATGCACCTGCCTGAGTAACTAGTCCATAATCTTTCATCATCGTTAACCATGATCCATAATCATCGATGCCAGAATCAAAATAAATGTCGTAATCAACAGATCGCAACGGCGGTCCCATTCGATTTTTAATTACTTGCGCTCGAGTCGTCATTCCTAAAATTTCATCCTTACCAGAATTACCTTTTAGTTTGATTTGACCTACAGACTTCAAACGCAATCGAACTGACGAGTGAAATGCAATTGCTTTACCACCGGACGTCGTCCAAGGATCTCCAAAACTTACACCTAATCGAGTACGCAATTGATTTGTAAAAATAAGACAAATACGCTCTCGGCCAACAAAGTTAGTTACTTTGCGCATTGCTTTTGATAAAATAATTGCTTTTGAAGTAGCCCAACCGTCTTTATCGTAATCGGCTGCCATTTCAACTTTCGTAGAGGCGCCGGCCACTGAATCGACTACAATCGTTACAATTCTATCTTTTGATCCTTTGCGTACTGCTTCAACGATAGAGTCAATAGCATCGAAAATGTCTTCAACCGTTTCCAAAGGAACGTAAAGCATTTCTTTTAAATCAATACCTAAAGCTTCTAGAAATTCTCGAGAAACTGCATTTTCAGTATCAATATAAACTGCTAAGCCACCTTTTTTCTGTGTATTTGCTAGCGCATGCGCTGCTAATAACGACTTACCTGAAGCTTCTAGACCAGTAATTTCAATTATTCGTCCTACAGGTAGACCCCCGTTAGGTCGATTAGAAATTGCCAAATCCAACATGGTAGATCCTGTCGAAATCCATTCTTTAACATCTGACGGAGACGTATCGTCGCCTTCCAAGAAATACGCAACTTTATAGTTCGTAGACTTGAATTTTTTGTTGAGACTGTCTGCTAGCACATTAGCTAGATCATTAGATACAGTCTCTTGATCAACTGTTGACTTTTTTGCCATATCTGAAAAATAAAGTTGCTAATTAATTACTTGTTGAATAAAGAATCAAATGCAGATGCAACATCATCTACACTAGCAGCGTTTGTAGCGCCGTCCATGCTTTTAGCAGCAGGCTTAGCTTCAGCAGATTTAGCTCCAGACTCAGTTGATTCAGCTGTTTGAGTTTCTGGATTCAACCATTGTTCTAGCAGCTTGGTCATTTCATCGTAAGTGTACTCTTTGAATACTTCAGTAATTTTAGGTTGATTACCGATTTTCTCTAAAACAGCTTTGTTATCTGTAATAGGAGTTTGGTTTGGTTTAATTCGAATAGAAGTTTCAGGATAATCTTTTCCTGTCTGATCTTTCGTTTTAAACTCTACAGTAACGTCGCGACCTGACATTGGATCAGTGATATCGCCATAATCTGGGTCGGCAATAAATCCTAAAAGCTCCTGATAAACTGTTTTACCAAAGCCCCAAAATTTAACGCCTTCCATTTCCTTACCGCGAACGATTACAGGAACATAACAACGCATAGTTGGTTCTAGTTTCTTACCCATTTTCCAATCATCTGAATTTCCAGTTGACTTTAGTTTTTCAGCGAACTCGACGATAGGATCTGGCTGCCCAAAAGACATTGGAGAGAGTACAGACTTGCCCGTGAAGTTGTAATGAAAATAAAGTTCAACAAATGGATTGTCGCGATTGTGCTGAAACGGAACGATTCGAATTACTTGCGATCCTGGTTCTGGTTTCCAAAGGTTATCTTGTTTTTTAGTAACCGTTTGAAGCGATTGAAGTTTTGCTTTGATAGCATCTAAGTTAATAGCCATAATGTAAAAATTTAATTGTTAATGATTAATTAATAATTAGCAATTGATAATGTAACGTGACGTGTCCGGAATAATCAAGATACATATGCAACAACTAACATAACCTTAATATATGAAAATTATTTCTAACTTTCAAATATTTTATAATAAATATACTGTTCAAGTAAAATATTCAATTTAAATGTTGACGATTTGATATACTTTCGTCTTAAGTATTTTAAGTTCGCCATTAGAAGTAACTAACATCGAATTTTCATATTTGCGCCAGTCTACAGAAAATGAAGAATCTAAGACTCCGTCATTTTCTAATTTGATTAGTGCATTGAGAGAATTGATAGTGTACATGGTATTCGTTTCTTTTTTGCGATGAACCAACATTGCTGCCGATAATTGCTTTCGATGAAATCCTTTTTCTACATTGAAACTGCAAATCAATTCCTGCGAATTTTCAATGGATAGTACAAACAATTTACCTGAAACTACATTGTATGTTTTTCCGATCATTTCAATTACATGATCCAACTCACTCTCCGCGACAAATATACAAATTAACTGTAGCAACTCTATTCTTCATTTTATCGAATATAAATATGCAACAGTTAATAATTACTGTTAATTAGTTGTACAATTTACAAATTCAAATCCTGTGCCTGATTTTCGCCATACAATAAATACAAGTTCCATTTTGCTCATGTCCCAATAGCTATTGTAATCGATTACCCGAGTCCATTGATGTACATCTCCATTGGATAAATTAGTAAAAATTTCTTCACCAAATGCGCCTGCATCGATTGCCGAGGCTGCTAGCACATGATGATGAATATGTGGACTTTGCGTGCTACCATTTTGAGTAGCAGCAATTTCTTTATGTAGAAATAGTGCTGACATATGATAAGTTCCTGATAAGTCAGCAAGAGCTTTAACATACACGTTTACATTTAATTTACCAGCATTTTTACCAGCCCCAGAAGTTATATGAGTACCAATAGTTAGTTCAGGCGTTTGGATGTTTTTAGTACTAATTTCGCCAGGTATTCCTGATGTGCTTGTACCTACAAAATTATCATTGACAAAGAAATTAGGTGTTCCTGTATATTGCCATTTTGTTGAAAACTCATCAACCAATGGTCCATTTTCAGCAGTTGTTAGATCGTCATTTATTTGTAATGCAATTGCCAATGCTTGACCCTGATGAGTATTGTATAGCTCTTCAAATCTAGTAACTCCCCAACCGCCGCAAGGACCACACCAAGTAGCTGTAAACTTACCAAATATAGAATGTTGTAGGCTATCAACGCAAACACAAGAAGCGTTGTCGATTACGGCTTCTGGATTGTAATTTACAGCTTCAGGATCGGTACATCCTTTTAATGCAGATCCATCGTCTACAAGTAAAGTTGATTCTTGACAACTGGCAAATGCCAATGCCATTAAAATAATTAGATAGTGTTTCATGATTTACGTATTTATAATAAATATCAAAGGTTAAACAATTGTTCGTTCAATTAATTGATTGTAGTTAGGGCCTATTTCCAATTTAGTAGGAAACTTACCATGTTGCTCTAGTTCGCTTTTTACAATTCGCAGAAACTCAGCGCCGTCTTCTCGATGAAAATCGAACAGGAATGAATCGTATGTATACAATATCAGTTGTGTTTTGTACGCAGTTGTACGTTGAAGTATGTTATGAATTACGGCCATGTTTCGCTCGGTTTCGAAAGCCTGCAGCAGATAGTTTAAAAGTTTAGAAGGATTAAGATCTTTGAAGAAATTTAAGAATAATTTTCGAGAAAACAAAGGGGTTTCGATAAATCCTGATTCTCGAAACTGCTCCCAAAGCAATGCAGTATATTCATGAACTTTATTGAAAAATGGAATAGTTAAATACTCTTGCGCTATACCTCCATACAACTGACGAAATGAAATTGATTTCGATTCCTGATACTCTTCTGGAGTTAATTGCTGCTTTTGAAAATAAAAACTTCCTAAATATTCATGTACAGAAACAGAGTCTGGAAATGTATAGTCTACCAGTTCAGCTAGCAGTCGCAAGTGATATGCATCGTAGTCAAAAGAAACCATGAACCCGTCTTGTTGATGTCGACTACAAAATGCTTCTCGTACTCCAGTTTCCTTGTTGAGTGCTGCAAAATTTACTCCATTGAATCGATTAGAAGGACGACCCGTAGTCGTGTAAATGTTGTATTCTGAATACACTAAATTGTCGTGTACAGTATGTTCTGGAAAATGTTCAGAAAATTTACTTACATCAACGAAAATACCATTTCGCTCTATAGCCTGCAGCGAATTCAATACAGTTTGATTGTAAAAGTCAAACGAGTCGTCTAGTTTTAAAAGATTGTATACATCGAAAAATACATCGCGAATATTGCGACACCTTTCTACATGTTTAGTAATTGGAATGATAGTATTTAAGTTTTTGAATCGATGATACTTTCTTTCGAAAAATTCATGAGCAGTAGTATCAAAGTCATCTGACATAGGTTGATTTCGATAGAAATACTCGATTAAGTCCATGTCAATTAAATTGTCTTGCGCAAGAAATCGAGTAAATCGTTTTTTGTTGTGTACGTAAATTTTATTTTCTTTCGGAAATGACTTCAGTAAATCAATATCTACAGACAACCCTTCCGTGTGATTGAATATTACAATACAATCTTTATCGTAATTTACAGCGTAAATGTAACACATGGAAATTTCATCAACATACACTGGATAGCTTCCATTGCAATACACAGGAACTACAATCCAATCAGTTGAAGAGTATTTTTGTAAAAAGCTAGTATATTCCAGTGCACTTTCGATGATCATCATAACTTACCTGAATATAAGAATATTATTCAGATCTACCAAATAATTTTTTAATTTCTGCAGAAGTTTGTCGATCGTATATGGTGTATTCGGTATAGTCAGTTAAAAAATCTGCAATACCAGGCATTTCAGAATTTTTCAAAAATACAATTCTTCGATTGGTATCTTCGACTCCAGATATTTTAGGTTGCACGGAAATATCATCGAATCTAGGTCCGGTTAGCTTCCATGTAAGTTCAATAGCCGAATACAGCGATTGATCGATTTTATTCGACTTCCATAGCTTAAATTGAGCTTCACCTATTTCTATAATAGAAGAATTATCATAAGAGTTTCGAGTGGAAATGAAGTATCTGGTATATCTGCCTGCTTTGTACTGTTTAGTTGTCGGTGCAGTAGATATGTATTTCGGAGATTGAAAATTTGCAGTACCTTTGAGTTCTATATAATCGTAATTTTTCGATTCTCGAGATTCGAAAGGTATTAATTCAACAGAATTTTGTTCACTGTATCTAGCTTCGGTAAATACTGCGCCATTAGCGTATCTATGGTATCTTCCTATATACTCTCTACCGTCAGGAAACATCCATTCCTTACCTGGCGTAGTTAAGTTTTTTATAATTTGATTTTCAGGAACGTATGCAGCTGGTCTAGGCATTATTAATCATTTAACATTCTACAAACTGTATTTACTGTAGTCGACCAATCGTTGTTAGAAATTTCATGTTGCACAGTCGTTGCGGTCCATACAATATTCTTTTCTTTATAAACTTTAGGTAGATAATTTATCGATACCGTGTCGCCGAATTTAATTCCGGCAATGCCGTCTAATACAGCACTAAATTCCAATGGAAATGGTACGACTTCTTTTGCTCCAGGTTCAGCAGTTTTACTTTTAGTATTTTTGAAAATTGCTGTCCGTCCCTGGCTGTCATCAAATCCTTGAAATCCTGACAAATAAACTTCTTTTACATAAGCTAGCAAAGCACTGTTATCTAAATATTCAGTTTCATGAGCTTTTCCTTGAGCTTCTTCTATTTCTTTGAGCCAGTCCTGGACTTTCTGATTATCATAATCAGTACCGTCGGCCTTTTGTAAATCACTAGCATTGGGATTTTTCAAGTCTCTAGGATCAGTAATAGCTGTCGTTTCCGTTCCAGGTAATCTAGTAGCTCCGGGCGTTAATGTAGAAGTAGCTGCTACATACGCCGCGGTTACATATTCTGTAGGAATTTTTGTCGACAAACTAATATTACGACAAATGGCATTTTTTGTAAATGCAGTAAATTCATAAGGCATTTGTTCATCGTTGTTAGTGCCGGCATTTCGTTTTTGTAATGCTTCAAATAACTTACTATCCATAGAATTAGTTTCTACTACGGAAAGTTCATTAGGGTTGTTACGATTTGAAACTAAACTAAGTTTGTATCGCGAACCAGAATTATCGTATATCGATTGAAAAATTCGCTCGTATAATTTTGCTACTGTAGATTGTGGCGAACGTACTCGACCGCCTCCTTCTGTTCTAGGAATGTCGTTAACTATGGATTCTATGAATTCTATACAAACGAGTATTTTACTTAAATCTCCATGATTTTTAACTGCAAAAGCTCGTACCTGCTCACCTCCATCGTCATCGCTGTTAAAGAATCCTGTTTCTACATCAGTACTAAATAATCTTCCGTAGTTAGGATAGTCAGTTGTGACTAGATTTGGTCGACCGCCGGAAACAGATCCTAATATTATTTCAGTCGGATTAGCTGAATATTGTATAGAGATGTTTTTTTCATTCCAGCCCTTTCCAGTACTTACTTCCTTGTTGCATAGTATTTGTATTGATTTGAATTTGGATTTTCCTTGAATTGACGACGCGCTTCTTGAAACTCGATTGACGACTTCAGATAATCTTTCCAGAGATACATAATGACGTACGCCAGCTTTTGCTTCTAAAGCAAAATCTAAGGCGGCTTGTGGTGCATTTGCAGCTTGGGCTGTCGTCGAAGGTGGCGTCGGTGGATCAGGTTTAAACAATTGAAACGCTGCGTATCCTTCTCCTTTTCCTAAATTATTGCCTCCATATAGTGTACGAAAATCTTGAGCTTCTTTTTTCAAAGTCGATACAATGTCAGACTTAACAATTTCTCCAGCCGTTTTTGGAGTTTTACCTTTCTGCGAAGCCGTCAATGCTACTGAAAATGCATTGATACCTGCTCCTATACCTGATGTAGAGCATTCAAAAGTACCTTGTGGTGTTACTGAATATCCAAAATTGCAAACCAATCCTTGCCAGTTACCGGCAGGGCCAGCAGCTTTGTTGTTGGTAATCGTCCATCCATACGTCATTTGCATTACTGTGCCTGCTTCGAAAAATATCTTCAAACTATCTAATTGTTTAAGCGAATAACACATGAATTTGATTTCAACTTTTTCCAGTGATCCGAAATCTCCGTCGGAAGAAATAGTAACGCCAGTGATGTTAGGTGGAGGTACTAACCGGCCTTTTTCAGCTGATCCTATAGCTTCTTTATAAAATGAAGATTTGCTGCTAATTTGAAAGTTATTATCAGGCTTTTTTGTAATTGTAGGAAATCCACCTAAAGTTTGCGTAGTCGAAAGAGTTATTGCGCTGTTGGCATCGAACTGACCTTCTGCATTGGCTTTGGATGCACGCACTGACACGTAAGGCATTTTTTTATACAACCAAGCGTATCGATCGTTTGCATCGCCTATGCCAGAATAAAACTCTTTACGTTGATTGAGAGCTTGCTGTACCTTTTTATCGATTTTATCTAGAAATAAAGACATGCCTGTTATCTGGATTGATTTGTAACTTGAAGTAATTGAATGATTTCATCTGGATTGGCAGGAATGCGTATTTGCAAATTCGGATCTAAAAATAAAGAATCTTTACGTAGACCTGGATTGGCAGCGGCAATTATCCACCATAATGTAGAATCTGAATAGTATTCAAAAGCTAGCGAATCTAAACGATCTCCAAATACCGTGCGTACATATACATCTAATTCATTAGGTGGTATGGTTGGATCGATTAGTGAATCGTATACTCTTCGTTTATTATCAACATCTAATCTTTCAGGTTGATCGAATACTGTATTGCTGTATCGTGACATGATTGTTATTTAATTATGATGCGTCCGCGGCAACTCTGGAATCTTGTAACCAATTACCTTCCGTCTTTTTCGTAGTACCTAAATCATATGCAGCTCCTAATTTCTGTGGTAGGTAATTGCTTATCATTTTATATGTAACTGAAACTTCAATAACTGTAGGAAGTTGTTTAGCGTCTTTAACAGTGTCAGCGTCATCTGCAATGTCCCATGTAGTTTCATCAGGAACGGTATATGAAAGCGATTCAATGAAGCCTGGAGCGTTTTTATATAAATCTCCTAAAGTAAGCCTCATGAAAGGTCCGGTAGGACGATTGTCTACGTAATCAGGCATGGTGTATGTAGCTAGATAGTTCAATTTTCTCCAGATAGGAATCATTTCCGAGCGAGAAGTAGCGGCTACTGTAAAACTAAATGATACAGCCCGTTCAAAGGAATTGTAAGAGTAAGCTCCTGCTGGATATCCTAAAATGTCAATTCTACTCCAACCAGGAGAAAATGAATCAGACAATCCTGTTATTGTAGCTCGCATTGCAATTACATGTCGTCCTTGTATTGCATCTTCGAAATAAAATCGAATAAAGTCGCGAGTATTAGTAGGATAGATTTCTGTTTCTGTTAACAATACGTCATTTCGATCTGTAGACACGTCGACGGCATTGATTCGATCTCCGTAAAAGTTCTCGTTGTCGGCCAGTTGCTTTCGAGTGACTTTACTGTCGGCATCGAATAATTTTACAGCGTTCTGCTCGGTGTTATATGAAACTACCTTGAAAGACCCCTCGCCGCGAGAAGCTCCTTTTGCTCGAGCAGGTTTACCGTGACTACCAAAACCGTATTTAGTTTCTAAATTGAAGTCATTGTAATAGTCAGCGCCTTGCTTGCCAATTACTGAATCTGCTATGGTTTTTGCGTTTGGTTGGTCCGGAGGTGCTGGCAGCCCCAGACGCGTTGTACCAACTTCATTTCGAAAATCATTGTATGAATCGCTAATTCCAGATTTCTTTAATAATGCGTAATCCACACTTCCATGAAATCTACCGTCAAAGGGATTTCCAGACGTATCGCCATTCATTGAATCTACTGTTCTACTAATAGTAGTAAGTCCAATTCCATAAACAGATTTCGGTCCTCCGAAAGGAGCAGTTAGCGTAATAGATGGTGTACCAACAATTGTACGAATTGGTAGCCCTACGAAATATTCTTTTGATAACGCCAGCAATCTATTGTAAAGCAGGCCGCCATTAGGTGCTGGCACTTGATACAATACTGGGTCTGGATCGACATTTTTTGCACGCACTACCTCTTCGTAAGTGTTAGTAACACCAACCAATCCATGTCTCTGAACTCGAATACCTAGCGGAGCAGTAGCGACGTTTGCAACTAACTGAATAGGATTGAATACTCGAGTATCGTTTTCTGTTAATGGATTAGATAATTGAAGACCGGCTTGTTTAGCTGTCCATAATAGCCCTTTCGGCGAGGCTATGAACTGAGCAACACGCGCTACATCTGCTCCTATTCGCTCTCCATACGCTACAGTACCTGCTGGTACTAACCCGTCATCGAAGCTAGTTGAAAATCCACCCCATCTCTGAGGATTCGGGTCACCTAGTCGTTGTATACCTCGAATAATGTAAGGCTGTGCTAAATACGTTGGATTGTAAGATTCGTCGGTTAAATGAAATTTCGTATATTGTTCAGTAATAGCAGACGGAGAATTCTCTTTCGTTGAATTAGCAAATAACGGACTTAATGAAGATTGTCCTTTTATAGACTTTACTCGATCTTCATATCGAGTAGATGTCGAATCTCTGCCTACCGTTGCAACTGCATTACCTTGCGTAGCTACTCGATTTTTATCATTGGAATATCTAAATGATCCGAAATTTCCTATAGGATATTCAAATGTGGCAGTTTGGCCAGGAAATACTGGTACTTTGTTTATTGGATTGCCTTGCACTCCTTGCACTGACTCAGGATAGGTATAGGACGTTCCATCAATACCTAAAAATGCAGATTGAGTTTTATCTGTTGCACGTAATCGAAATCCTGATGCACCCGATTCGTTATCGTTTATGAAATTCTGAGGTCCTGGAAATGCAGCTGACAATCTAGGCTTCATTAATCGATTAGCTAGAACTGTTGTAGGATAGGTATACGATTGATTGTTTGATGAAATACCAATGAAATCCGATTGACCAGGATTATCAGCATTTAAACGAAATCCTTTTACACCAGACTCGGAATCGCTAATGAAATTTTGTGGACCTGGAAATGCTGTCGATAATCTAGGCTTCATTAATCGATTACCTAGAACTGTAGACGGATATACATATCCTTGGTTGTTGGAAGTAACTCCGATAAACGCTGATTGTTCAGGATTATCAGCATTTAAACGAAATCCTTTTACGCCAGACTCGGAATCGCTAATGAAATTCTGAGGTCCTGGAAATTTAGCAACGTTCGGTGTTGGTTGCATTAATCGATTACCTCGTACTGTAGCTGGATAGGTATACGATTGGTTGTTGTTAGAAATTCCTAGAAATTTCGAAGCATTTTCGCTGTTGAAATTTTTAGTAAATCCTGTAGCACCAGCAGTAGCGTTAACGCCCCCGGCATCGAAAAAATTAACAGGAGCTGGATTAGCTTCTGAAGGCTTTTTCTTTGTTGTCGACCAATCTGCTAAATTTGTACGTAAATCTACTAGTGCCATATATTAATAATTATCCAAATGCCCCATAACCTTTGTCTACTGACGTAGCGTATGTTTTTCTTACTGACGTTACCTTTTCAATTTCATCAAGTACTTTCGTACCTATTTGAATTTTAACTGGTTGATCTATTTTTTGTATCAGTTCAGACAGTAACTGTTCTACCTTTTTCATAGATGAACCGTAAGTTGCCGTTGCTGACGAGTTTGCTGCTGGTGCTGAACCGGATGAAGAAGCTAAGTCTGTGCCAGCTAGTACTGTATCATCTCGATGTAATTTATACGTTCCTTTTTTACCTGAAACTACTAGCCCTCCGTCAGGCGCAATTTCACCGTCACTCATCTTAATAGATTTAGATTTAGCTTTAGACATCTCAGAGTTCATTGATGCCGCTGCTACTCCAATACCAGCAGTGATTGCCACTACAGCTATTCCAAGAGTCAATGCAGATGCAGTAGCAATAGCAGATATTGCCATGGCTGCAAGTATAATTGCTACAGCTGCTAGAATGCCTTTAAGCGCGGCACTGTTACTAAGCATATCACCAATAAACCCGGCTATAGAACCTAAAGGCCCTGAAGCAATTTCTAAAAATGTATTTTTTACGTTTTCTATTAACAATGCAAACTGTTCTTGCGTGCTTCGTATTTGCTCTGCTCGTTCAAGCTCTTTGGCTTTTTCTTCATTGATTATTCCTTGATTAAGTAATCTTTGTCGTTCTTCAGCATTTAATTCACTTAAATCTTTAACTTCCTTGCCTCCTAGCGCAACTCGTACTTTTTGCAATTCACCGGCTTCAATGATTTGATCTACAGACAATCCAGTGGCGGCAGCAATTGCATCGCGCTGATAACGTTCCATTTTCAAAAATTCATTCAACGATCCTGCTTGTTTAAGAGCTTCTTCACCAGCAGCTACTGTATCTCCTGCAAAGGACAATTCTCTGGCTCTGTTCAAGTTCATGCTTCGTCCAGTTAACACATTCGCAGTCATTTCTTTTCCAATAGAAGCTTCAAAGTCCAACAAACTGCTAGACATTGTTTCTAATTCTTCAAATGTCAATCCGATTGCACGAGCTTGCGCCGCGGCTGCTGCTAGAGCTGGTACAGATCCTTTGTAATTAGCTAAGGTTGCTTTGGAAGCCTTGGAAATGTCTTGTACAATTTTCTTGTAATTAACACCACTTTTAGTTAATGTATTGAAATTGGATACTGTCGATTTAATTGATTGCAGAACCTGCTCAGCATTTTGTCCTATGCCCATTGACAGTTGTTGAAACTCAGCAGCTTCTTCTCCTGTTAATCCATATTGTTTTTTAAGAAGTATTTGCGTTTCTAAAAGTTCTTTATTCGCTACTACACTTTGGCCTGTTAAATCAGTTAGTTCTTTATAGGAGTTAATTAATTCTTCATTGCTAGCTCCGACAATGTCTGTTGTGGCTAATACTCCTTTAAGTTCTGTATGCAATTCATGTGCTTCATGTTTAGATATTCCAAACCCACGAGCTAGCTCGGTAGTTTCTTTATCCATTTCCAAAGCCAATTTAACTGCCATAACTGCAGCTGCTATAGCACCTAAAATAAGTACTGCAGGCCCTAACATTTTAACAAACTGACCTGCTCCCGTGCCCATGGCTTTAAATGCTGATTTGCCAACGGAACCGGTCTCGGATAAATTCTTGACAAACGACTGCATGACTTTCTTTTGTATTTTTTCAAGTTTGCCATCGACGCCTAGTACTTTAGTTAAAAACCCGCCTCCCGGAAACTTAGAAACTGCAGACATTAAAT